TTAAAAGTTTTCCGTGACGCATTATTTATATTCTGTCAAAATAGAATATTTAAATTGACAGGTAGCTCTTCTGCTAACTTTGCAGTAACTCCTGTTACTAGAGACATTGGATGTATTAACGGTAAGACTATACAAGAATTTGCTGGTGACTTAATATTCTTAGGCCCAGATGGTTTACGAACAGTTGCTGGTACACAGAATATTGGTGATGTTAATATTGGTACAATCAGTAGTAATGTTCAGTCTATATTTGACGACAACATATTAGACTCTTCAGTATTTGAGTCAGTAGTTATACCAGAAAAAACACAGTATAGATTATTCTTTACTAAGACTGCAGGACTAGAAAGTAGCACAGAAGGTATTATCTGTGTACTTAAACAGCAACAAAGTGGACAACCAGCCTATGAGTTCTCTAAGATAAAAGGAATTAAACCTGCGTGTACTGACTCATTTATTGAGCAGGGTAACATTATGATTTTACATGGTGGGTTTGATGGGTTTATATATAGACAAGAAGAAGGCAACGACTTTAATGGGGTAGCAATAGACGCAAAGTATCGTAGTTCTGACCTAACTATGGATGATCCCGGAATAAGAAAACACATGAAAAGGGTTATAGTTAACTTTAAACCTGAATCTAGTATTGACGCAGACTTATTTGTAAGGTATGATTATGAAAGTGCAACATCTGCTAGACCAGCAGCATACCCACTAGACTCTTCTGACATTGCTGGTATATACGGAGTATCAGTATATGGTGGGCCTACATACGGTGGAGCATCACAGCCACTCGTAAGACAGCCAGTAGAAGGATCAGGATTTGCGGTAGCATTAAGAGTTAACGATGGTGGGATAACTGCACCATACTCACTAAAAGGTTTTCAATTAGAATTTGACTTAGGAGCTAGAAGGTAAATGGGAGCAACTTATACAAGACAGTCTTCGTATACTGATGGAGATGTAGTACAAGCAGCAGACAGTAATGATGAGTTTGATCAACTCGTTGCTGCATTTGCTGCATCTACAGGACACACACACGATAATACTACAGGAGAAGGTGGCCCAATAACTAAGCTACTTGGCACTTCTATTACTATAGGTGACGCTACAGCAGGTACAGACATAACAGTAACATTTGATGGTGAATCAAATGACGGTGTATTTAAATGGATGGAAGACGAAGACTACTTTGAGTTCTCTGATGACATACTTGTAGCTTCTACAGAAAAACTACAGTTCCGTGATACAGCAATATACATTAACTCTTCAGCAGATGGGCAGCTAGATCTTGTAGCTGACACAGAAATACAGATAGCAGCTACTACTATAGATATGAATGGTGCTGCTGATATATCTGGCAACCTAGCAGTAGGTGGTAACTTAACAGTAGCAGGTAATGCAACAGTTACAGGTACTACTACATTTAATGGTGGCACACTTACGTTAGGTGACAGTGCGTCAGACAATGTTGTGTTTGGTGCAGACGTAGACTCACACATCATACCTGACGATGACAATACGTATGACTTAGGTAGTGCTAGTCAAGAATGGCGTGACATTTTTATAGATGGCACAGCTCACATTGATACACTTGATGTTGACGTTAATGCTACTGTAGCTGGTACACTAGGTGTAACTGGAGCTATAACTGGCTCTAGTACAATAGTTGGTACTACTATATCAGCTACTACAGCGTTTGTACCTACAGTAGCTGACGGTGCTACACTAGGTACATCTAGCTTAGAGTTCGGTGATCTTTACTTAGGTGACTCAGGAGTTATCTACTTAGGTGCTGACCAAGACGTATCACTTACACATATCCCAGACACAGGTGTTCGTGTAAATAGTACAAACAAAATAGAATTTAATGATGCATCACAGTTTATACATGGCTCAAGTGCTACTGTATTATCACTAGGTGCTACAGATGAAATAGACCTTACAGCTACTACAATAGATATAAACGGTACTGCTAGTGTTAGTGGTAATGTTACTATGTCTGCTGATGCTACAGTAGGTGATGATCTTACACTTTTATCTGATGCTGCGGTACTAGGTTTTGGTGCTGATACAGATGTCACACTGACACACGTAGCTGACACAGGCTTGTTACTTAACAGCACAATGGCACTGCAGTTTAACGATGCGTCACAGTTTATTAACGCTCCTAGTGCTACAGTCTTAGACATTAACGCAACAGATGAGATTGAGCTTAACGCTACAGCTATTGACGTTAACGGTACAATGGATGTCAGTGGTACATTAGGTGTAACTGGTATTGCTACATTTGCTGATGACATAATTATAGGTGACGGTAAGACTATAGGATCTGCATCAGATGTAGACGCTATAACTATTGCTTCTAATGGTCAGGTAACACTGACACAGACACTGATAGGTACAGCACTAGATATATCTGGTGATATAGATATAGACGGTACAGCTAACTTAGACATAGTTGATATTGATGGTGCAGTTAACATAGCTGCTGCTACAACTATAGCTACAGACAATAAGATACAGTTCCGTGATACAGGGCTATACTTAAACTCTAGCACAGATGGTCAACTAGACATTGTTGCTGATACAGAGATACAATTAGCTGCTACTACAGTAGATTTAAATGGTAACTTAGATGTATCAGGTACAGTAGTTGCAGCAGGTAACATTACTACTTCAGGTACAGTAGAGCCAGCAGGTGACACAGCAGCAGGAGATAACGCAGCTATAGGTTACACATCTGTTGAAGGTCTTATCCTTACAGGTCAAGGTTCAACAAATGATGTAACAATTAAAAACGATGCTGATACTATTGTTATGCGAGTTCCTACAGGAACAGACGATGTAGTATTTACAGACAATGTAACTATATCAGGTGACTTAACTGTAACAGGTACAACTACACAAGTTGACACAGTTACTATGGAAGCAGCTAACGCTGTAGTTTTTGAAGGTGCTACTGCAGATGACCACGAGACTACACTTACAGTTGTAGATCCTACAGCAGACAGAACAATTAACTTACCTAACCAATCAGGTACACTACCTGTTTTAGCTGCAGCAAGTAATACTCAAGTTAGCTCTACACCAGAAGAGTTAAACATACTAGATGGAGCTACTGTAGTTGTAGGTGAGATCAACGCACTAGACTTAGGTAGTACTGCAATAGGTACAGCGATTGCATCTAAGGCAGTTGTATTAGACGCTAACAAAGACTACACAGGTTTACGTAACTTTACTGTTACTGGTGAACTAGACGCAGCTACAGGTGACTTCTCTAGTGACGTAGATATAGACGGTGATCTTCTTGTAGGTGATGATTTAACATTAGACAGCGATGCTGCAGTATTAGGGTTCGGTGCAGATAAAGATGTAACGTTGACACACGTTGCAGATACAGGTATACTTCTTAATGCAGCTATGGTAGTTCAGTTTCGTGACAGTGCCATTAACATTGGTTCACCTGCTGATGGTGATTTAGACATTAATGCAGATGATGAGATTGAGCTTAACTCTACATTAATAGATATCAATGGTAACGTAGAAATTAGTGGAACTACTGCACAGGTGGGTGTATCAACATCAACAGCTAAAGACATATTTAATGCAGGTATGTCAGTTAAGAATGGAGCTACATCAGCAGGATTTGTAGAGTTCTTTGAGGACTCAGATAACGGAACAAATAAAGTAACACTAATCGGCCCAGCATCAACGGCTGATATAACATTAACCTTGCCTAGTGTAGCTGGAACTATAGCCACCACTACTTCGGCAGCAGATGATGCAACAGCCCTAGCCATTGCACTAGGATAAGAAAGGAACTAAATCATGGCAAACACGTTTAAGGTTGTAAACTTTGCAGCAGAACCTGCTAGTGCAGGTACACCGTATGTAATGTACACTGCTGCTTCTAGTACAACTACAGTTGTTTTGGGGTTGATATTATCTAATATACACACATCTCAAGTTACAGCTACAGTTAGACTAGTAAGTGATACAGCAAACAGAGCAGTAACTAATAACACCGCTAACGGTACAAGCATTATAGTTAAAGATGCACCTATACCTGCTAGTAGTGCATTAGAGCTTATGTCTGGTAACAAAGTAGTACTAGAGACTACAGATCAAATTACGATTGATTGTTCTGTAGCAGACAAACTAAGCGGAACATTGAGTATAATGGAGATCACCTAATGGCATACATTGGTAACGCACCAGCAGATAGATTTACTAGCATACCTACTGTACAACAGTTTAATGGCGATGGTAGTACAACTGCCTTTACATTAAGTAGACCAGTAGGCACAGACCAAGACTTATTGGTATCTGTAGATGGCGTTATCCAAGACACTGCAGCTTACGCAGTATCTAATGGTACTACACTTACATTTAGTGCAGCACCCTCTACAGGTACAGCAAACATCTTCGTTAATTATTTAGGTGTAACTATAGGCTCAGTTGTACACCCAGCTAGTTCAGCACTTGCTGCTACTACAGGTGCTTTTAGTGGTGCTGTAGACGTAACTGGTACAGTAACTAG